AGTGTCGAGCCCCGTATCTCCAATTCCACCAAACCCTGCTCCCGTCAAAGTTTCAGCGGCTAAGCCTTCGCCCTCTGTCTCTGCAACTTTTGTCAATGCAGTTTCCACTTGTTTATCATAGAACTTTTCCCTAGTATTACGAACAAGCTCTTCATCAGACAAACCTAAAATATTATTAGCAATCCACCTATTGCTATATACATCTCCCCTTGCGCTCGATGCAACTATTAATTTCTTTTCCATCATTTCCATTTCTTGAAGCATAGAAACTCTAGAGGGGTTATGTAGTTTAAAGTTGAAATTAATTAAATCATTTCCTCTATACCCCAACGTATATAAATGGATAGTTGCCATTTTATCTAGTTCTGAGAGTACGGATCTTTGTAACCTTTGTATTGTTCTAGCAAAACGAATATCTTTTTGAGCTAGAGCAGACTGTTCTTCGTTTGATCCCTCACCGCGTATTAAGTAAGACATTGGAATTTTAATTGCTGCGAAGAGCTTATTTTGCAGGTATTTGATGTCATCAATCGCTGTCCCCCAAGTGTCACCTTGAACGGAGCTAATGTCTACAGACGCATTACCATTTCTTGTTGGGATATAATAGTCTTCCTCAATTGATAAAGGGTTATATCTCAAATCAACTCTTCCGTTTTTATCATCTACTACCTGATGTCGTTTCATCATAGTGATGATCTTCTGCATGTATTGTTCAACCTCTTCTGGCGGGATACCACCAACGTCAATTTTAAACTGTTTCCTTTGTGGAGAACGAACAACTCTATAGGCAATCATGGCATCTTCAAGGAGAGTTAGTTGTCTCCAAATTCTACGACCTGGGTCTAAAACCGATGTTCCGTAGGGGACATATTTATCATTACCCAACACTCTAAAATGTGCAAGCTGCCAATTTTCAAGGGTTAGACCGCCGGTATTCCATTGGTATTGAACATAATTTGGGTTAGTTTCGTCTGTACCTTCCATCCTTTCAATTTCACTAACTGGTAAACCAATTAGAGATTTAATGCCAACCTCTTCATCGATATCTAAATACCCAAAGAAGTCTCCATATTTACACATAGAGCGCACCCAACCAAAAAGATTTGAATCAATGTTTAAAACTTTAAAAAATAGTGTTTCTAAAATATCCTTTATCTCTTCGTTCTGGCACTCAATAATTAATGATTTATGAAATTCTGAATGGGTTGTAATTTCATCAGCGTAGACATCTAAAGCCGATGCTAATTCAGGCATAAACTCCATTTGGTCAAAGTCGGAATATCTTTCAATACGATTATATGAATTCATCATCGCAGTTGAAATTGACTCATAAGGATTATATGACTTGCGTTTAAAAGACTGACCGCCAATAGACCTAAACTTAGGGGCGTATTTATCTACTGAATATTTACGGTTATTCCTAACTTGTTGTGCTTTGTAATTTACGATTGGACCTGAAAATAACCTTGTTAAACGTTGGAACAAAGGACTATTTCGGTTTCTTGGATTGTTTTTATTTTCTGCCATTGGTTAGTTCCTATTTCATAAAAAACGGTAGTTTCTCTATCTTTACTGTTTTTTGTTTTGCGTTGCCACCATAGATATAATTATCTTGCTGATTTCTTTCCATCCCAACAATTCTTGTATCTAATGTTTTATTACTTGTCATTATAGCAGAAAGCATTGATTTTTTATACTCTATTTCCTGTTGATTGGCTGTTAATGCGGTATCTCTAACCCAGCACCCGATCGCACAAGCCATAACTAAGTCGTCATTATAAGAACGCATTGCCTCTGCTTTACCATTATTCCAAATAAAAGTTTTTAATTCGTTAAATAATCTTCGTGACCTAATTTTTAACACTTTATTGCGGATAAATTCTTCTAATTTAGCAATAATCATAGGTCTGGTTTTAACTGTAGTGGAAAACCCAGCTATGATTGAAGTTTGTTCAGTGTATGATGCCTCAACATATTCGTGAGTTGATTTTCTGGAGTGGTAAATGTTGGGGTGACCGTAGTCTTTAAGCTTTGTTAGAACCGTCATACCGACTGAGTTGTTTTCCACAACGGTCATACACATACCATAGCCTTTTGAAGTGTCATAAATCAAGCGTGCAAAACTATCAAGAGGCAATTTCCCCTGATATTCACAACACATTTCCATTGTATCTGATTCAAAAACATAAAATGTTGAATTATCTTTGCCATCACCTCGGGCAACGTCAGCCACCATGAAATATTTTTTATCTGGCTCCGCATTTTTCCAAATCCAAAGGTTTCTATCAAACCCGGTTTTATATTCTGGCTCTAATAATTCTTCCTGTTCAACCCTAACTAAATCTTTGCCATGAATTAGAGTATCACCAGACATATTAAAGTTACACTCTAACTCCTGTGCGATCTCTCTCTTCGACATGTTCTTTGTCTCTTTCTCAAACCACTTATGAT